CTCTTGATCTTATTAAGTTCTTTGAGTCTGAATCTTAACTCGTCTTTGGTATTGAATGGTCCTTCATAACCATATTGAAATAATGTACTTGCTTTAGGACAGTAACCATGTTTCCAACCTTTCTCAAAGTTAATAGCATACCAACCTGCGGCATACAATACATCACTGTTTGCTGTTTTACTGAATAATGGAATATCTCTAGTATACTCAGGGTGATCAGGTGATATAAGTTCTGGCGATGGAAACGGTATTTCAAATCCAGCAATAAACATCTTATCTGGTTGTATTGCACTTTCAACAGTTTTCTGTTGAAACACTCTAGCACCAAAGTATTTTTCTACTGCTTTATCACTTTTAAATTTTTCTTTGATATCACTGGCGAGATATTCGTAATCACCTTGTATATTTTGATACAATACACCTACGTTTCCGCGGTGCTGATCTATTACTAACCAACTAGCATCATCTACCTTTTTAATTGTTGCTTTCTTATTCATCACATTCTCCTTCTTTAATCAACTCTCGTTGTCTTGTTATCCGTCCTGTTCTTTTATTTGTAGTTGAAGTACACTGGAATACTGTTTTACCTTTATCAGGTGATTCAAATGTAATCAACTTCTCTTCTGGTCCGTACTTAATGGCATCCCATATCTTTCTTATTGTTTCTGACATGCGTTAAGTATTTCTCCAAATTCTGTTGCGGCATCTGTAAGTTTAGGCATATTCCATTTGTTACAAAACTTCATAAAATGAATACCTACGTTTGCTACTTTTTCTTTATCTGCTGATTCAACAAATACTTCTTTGATAGCAGTTTTAATCTCATCTGGTTGTTGTGTAAGATCAATAAGTATTTTGTTGCGTTCAAAATCATCAATTACTCTGTGTTCTTCTTCATTGTGATCTACCCATCGTTGTAACATAAAGTTATTGTAATCAAACCCACCGCGATCCATATCAGCAAATGCTTCTAACATACCTGTTTTGTTCTTACTGCCTTTCTTTCTAGCACCTGGAAATGCACTAAATATATTATCTGATGTATCGCCTCTTACACACTTTTCAAACAGTAACCATTTAGGATCTGGTACTGCTTTAGGCTCTTGTGTCTTTTTATCAATAGCACGTTTCATAGTCTTTGCTTCGTATATGCCATCTATCTTTACTATTTGATCTGTTACACCATTATACTGACTAATGTTATTGCTTATAAGTTGATAAAAGTCACTGTCTGTGCTAACAATAATATGTTCGTCATTTGGGTGTTCTTGTGTCCACATTGCAATTAAGTCATCTGCTTCTGATTCTGGTTGTCTTAATACAGTACAATTAGTTTTAGTTTTTAAGTATTCAATAAAGTGTTCGTATGCTTCAAAGAATATTTCGTCTTCTTCTTGTTGATTAGGAGACCTTTGATCCATAGTAACCTTTCTATTCTTCTTGTAAGGCTCATAGAAGTCTTTACGCCAACTTCTGCCTTCTAAGCAAAATACAACATGATCACCGTCAAACTCTCTCCACACTTTCTTAACACTATTAAACATAATGTGCATTGCCATACCAACTTTCATATCAATGTCACTGGTACGAGCAGTCACATGCTTTGCTCTAAAAAACATGTTAAGTGTGTCAACTAAGATATATTTCATTATTTCTTCGCTTCTTTGTCTTCGTCTGTTACTGTTATAACATCAGCACCTGGTACGGCTTGTTCCATACCAAAGTCCATATCAGCCATTTCCTGTTGTAGTATAGTTCTGCATAAATCGTTAAACCAACTGTTTACAATGTCGTCATCGCTTTTACCAGTGTATCCGTTTGTTTGTAACATTGTAACAAATTGCTCGTTAAAGTCAAGTTCAACAAAGCCTTTTTTAGGATTAATTGGATCTACATCCATTTGTAATACGTTTACATATGGTTTATCTTCAATTGTTGCTAGTTCTTTTTCTAACTCGCCACCTGTAAGGTCACGATTTGCAATAGCAATACGCCTATCCTTTTCACTCTTGAACCATAACTTAGGGTCCATCATATCTTTAAATTTATTCGCCATCTTCTTTCTCCTTTAATTGTTGGTGGTATGTTAGGCTACAACTAGCACCACAGAATATTTTAGTTTTATCAGCAGTATGATATTTTATATCTAAAAAGTTTATTATCTTTCTGCAAATAAAACACTGATACATTATGCTGGTACCATTTCATATAATTTTTTTATTCGACATGGCATCATTGATTTTCTACCAAATGTTACCGGAGTAACTGTGTCACCTATCGAAATAAAAGACATCGAACCAAATGTATTAAATGATAGTTGATTAGCATAATTAATGTCCCAACATCTACTATAAAATTCAATAATAACTCGTCTACCTCCATTCATTCTTAGTACAAGATGATCTTGTTTACTATTCCATGACCAACCTTTAATATGTCTTACATTAATAGTTTTGACTTGGACATCTTCTTTAGTAATAGCAACACCGTGTTCACTGTATCCTACTATATCATCAGCCATTGCCCATGCTACCCATAAAGGTAATGTGACTATAATTGTAAATTTAATAATATGTTTGTGAAAAAACTCTTCCATTCTATTTTCCTATTGCGTTACCGTATATGTGTACGTGAACTCTGCTTGTATAATTGTAGCCACGTTGTATGGCTTCGTCGGCTATACTTGCCTCTGTTTGTACTAGGCCTTCAAAGGTGCCGCCAACTCCCATAATCCATACAGGGAAGTTACAGCCGGCATCTCTAAATGCTTTAGTGTGTTCTTCTACTTCTCTCCAACTTTCATCTGTGCCATTTACCACATACTTCAATTGACCATGTGGACTTACTTCTGCATATCTGCCTATTACTTCTGGCTTGATTGCTTTTTTGTTCTTCTCACCAGCAGTACTCCATAGTTTAGGACTAAGGCTCCAATACCATTCTGAACCATTAGCCCATGCTGGATATTCTGAGCTAATATAATTAGCAAACTCATCTGTAATAGGCTTTGTGCCATTTGTTTCCACAGTTACGTTCATTGGCTTATTGCCTCTGCGTTTAAATTCTTCTATAACACTAATCATACCAGGCTGTGTGTTTTTAAGCATTGGCTCGCCACCTGTAAACACCATATGCACACTCTGTTTTGTAATAGGGTGTACAAATTGGGAGTGCGGCAGAAGGGCTGTAAGTTCGTCTACTGCCTCCTCTACCGTCTTATCAGTAATTAAGTGCTTATACTTTTTGCTCCAAGTATAACTACTATCACAACCTTTTTCAAACACAGGCAAATCAAATACATTTGTTATGTCTGTAATATCTAACTTTTCATAAGGTAAATCATATGTGCTTGGATCAGTAGGATCACTTTGCCCAAAGCCATTACATTGTAAATTACATAGGAAGAATCTCATCCACAGACTAGGAATACCAACATACTGTCCTTCGCCTTGTGCGGAGTAAAATGTTTCGCTATATTTTAATGTAGTGTTATCCATCTTGTTCTTTTAAAAAATTTATAAAATCCTGTTTATCAAATTCACCGTCAGTAATATCCATTATAGCACTATATACAATATTATGCAAGTCACTAGATTGGAATGTAATACTGCCATTTAATTCATCTTCAAAAGATTCAATAGCACACATTCTAAATCCTTTATCATATAAAATGTCAAAATTGTCTTCTTTTTCAAGAAATACTTTACCATATTGTATTGCTTTTAAAAAATACACATCAGACATTTGTCTTGCTTCTATAGTAAGTTGACCAACTTCCTCATTTACATTTTCGAGCTGTAAGTGTATACCAGCATCTAACTTGTCTAAATCAGCAACACAGTCAAGACATTCCATAACCTCAAGTGGTGTTAACGGGTATCTAGTGCAAATCCAATCCATATTGAATCTATCACAAATTGCATCAGTAACCTCTCTAACAGGCACAGCATGTCTGCCTATAACTAAGTGACCATTACGAGTATTAATCATTAGGTTCCGCAAGAATGTTGTTGCTGTAGTTTAATGTTATCGAAAAATTCTTTCTTAGTACTCTGGTCTTCCATAAATCTGCCTTCCAATACAGTTGTTTGTGTTAAACTGCTATGTGCTAATACACCTCTGTTCTCTACGCAACCGTGTGTTGCTTGTATGTAAACACCTAAGTTTACACTACCAGTTGCCGCCTTAATTTCTCTAGCAATATCATTAGCAAGTTCTTCCTGTAATGTACCACGTCTTGCACACCATTGTGCAATTCTAGTGTACTTAGAAAGCCCTATGAGCGTTTCTCCTGCAATAATACCTATGTATGCAATACCTTTAACAGGCTGATGATGGTGTGAACACATACTTTGTATTTCACTTCTCACAACCAACATACCTTTATAACCTTCTTCAATGTCATTAGGAAATGCTGTAGCATTAGGCATATCGTTATATCTGCCCCACATAAGTTCATTGATATACATTTTAGCAAGACGTTTAGCAGTACCTTGACTGTTAGGGTCATTAAATCTATCAATTAGTAGTGTGTCTAATACACCTTCAAAATGAGGAATAAGTTCTTCAATAAGTGCTTGATCATCACCTTCGTCCATAAATGCTGAAACATTATCACTTGCCCAATACTTAGCACCAGCATCTTTAATTCTTTGTGTTATTTTCTCACTAGTCTTCATTTTTCATTTCCTTAATTCTTTCTTTTAATTCTTCAATTTCCCTTTTAAGAGCAAGTTTTTCGAACTTCTCTTGTCTAACTTTGTCATCACTATCATGATGTTCCCAATGCCTTGTAATTTTCTTATCTAGTTCTCGGTGTATGTTTTCCAAATGTTTTAAATGATTTGTTAAACTTTTTACCGTACTCACTTCCACCACTCCTCATAAGGAAATACAATCCATTTTTCTTCTTCTGGCGTCACTCTATTACCTGTAAAACTTACATGCTCAAATGCACTACTCTCTTTATCGAATAGTGTAGCATACTTTAAGCCTTCATGCAATGCCAATAGGTTATTATTTTCTTCTGAATCCCATTTATCCACAACGCCTTTAATACCGTTTAAAGTATGTCCTGAATCATTAATGTCATCTACAAGTAAAATATCTTCACTACTGTATTTAGATAAAATAGTCTCTAACCTAGTGGATTCCTTGATCATGTCATGATCTCTTGTTTGCCATTCAAAGCCATGGAAAGGAACTTCAAAGTAATGACTTAGCATTACGCCCATTACATAGGCACCTCTGCCAGGCCCAATTACAACATCAGGTTTAAAACCACTTACATGAATTTGTCTTGTTATTTCGCTAAGATCTTTGTCTAGATCTTTGTTAGAATAGTATAGTTTTGCCATAATATTATTATAGCAGAAAAGATTACAATGTCAAGTTATTTTTTCTTGGACGATTGAAATTCTATTTCTGACTTTACAATGTCCTCTAAAGAATTTGTTGGTTCCCAACCAAATAAATCTATTGCTTTAGAAATATTTGCATCTGTTTTTGCGGCGTCGCCTTCTCTTTTTGGACCATATTCAACATCAATTGTATTGCCTGTTTGTGCTTCTACTTCTGCTATAACTTGCTTAATACTTTTAGGAGAACCAGCACCAATGTTAAATACACCACTATCGCCACCATCAAACAGATAGTTTAATGATGCCAAATGAGCTGTTGCTATATCCAATACGTGAGTATAATCTCTAACACAGGTTCCATCTATTGTGTCGTAGTCATCTCCGTTTACTACAAACTTTCCTCCATTTAGTGCCTTGTCTACTAAAACAGGCATTATGTGTTCTTTAGGATCTAACTGATACCCAAATCCTTCATAACTACCTGCGGCACAAAAATATCTTAAACTATTATAAGTAAAATCGTGTACTGCTGATAGATCTTCTAAAATAGTTTCCACCATTGCCTTTGTTCTACCATAAGGTGTTTTAGGATTGATATCATCTATTTCTGAGTTCAGTAAGTTGTCTGAGTCTCCGTAAACAGAACTTGAACTACTGAATACAAAATGTTTTACACCACCGTCTATAGCATGATCTAATAGTTTAATAGAATTTTCTACATTGTTTACATAGTATTCTTTTGCTTCTGCAATACTTTTAGGTACACTATGATGAGCCGCCAAATGAATAATTGCATCTGGTTTTGTCATTTCAATAACACCTTTAATTTGAGAGTTGTTAATATCAAATGGATATTGTGTTACGCCCTCTATGGGTCTTTTTACTCTGTCTACATTAATAACATTGTAACCAGAATCAGCAAGTAACTTACAGGTTACACTACCTATAAAGCCACTACCACCTGTTACTAAAATTGTTTTTTCTTCATTACTGCTCATATTTTGTCGCCTGTGTTATCTCCAACACCAAACCAGGTTTGCATTACCTGATCTGTGTTTAAGACTATTTGTTGCTCTTGATAATCATTAAGTGCATTAATTACCATATCCACACTTTCATCAAATCTATCAAATAGTTTTGTATCTGGATATAGTTCAGGATACACTAGTCTATTAGGCAATACAGGTGTACAACCTAAATATACGGCTTCAGCAACTCCAAAGCCAAAGTTTTCTTGCAAGGCATAACTTACTACTGCTTTACTTTTTCCTAGTAAACTGTAATATTCTTCCTTGCTAAGATCCATTTCCTGCGTTTTAAGAAATTGTATATCCCTATCAAGTCTTTTAGATACTTGCTCTCGCAGTTCATTAAACAACCAAGGTTGTTTCTCATCACAAAGTCTACCATTAAAAATAACAATATCTTTTTTAGTTTGCCCTTTGTGTTTTTCTAATCCTGAATAGTCTACAGGTAAACCTGAAACAACTAATTTATTAGGATTAACCATTCTTTTCTTTATAATATCATTTTTAATGAAATTACTTGCACAATAAATTGTATCACTAATATCAAAAATAATATCTTCAAAGTTCTTTGCCCAACGTTCCATATCCCTAACAAAGTCTGTATCAGTAAAACTACCTGCATGTATGATGCCTGTAATTTTAAGGTTATCCATCTTGTTAAAATATTTCATGTAAGCAATACTTTCTATTCCTGGGAACCATATATCACTAAAGAATAAGGTATCACCATCTGTTATGACACCTCGTTCTATTAAGTCTGATATCTCTGCTATTTGCAATGCTTTAAATTTACTTGTAAAAGCAGAATTTAAAAATTGTCCTTCAGGAAGTGGAGGAGTTTCATATGTAGGCATAATTTTAATATAGTCAATATTTTCTCTGTTAAGATATTCCTCAATAGCAATATCCATATGAACAGTATATCTACCATCTATGTGTTCTAAAGGAACATATATTAATTTACTCATCGCCTAAATCTCCATAATCAACAACATCAGTAATTTTGTCATCTAAACTTTGTGCAAAATCGTTTTTCTTATCTGCCTCATTTTTAGAAATAAAGTTAGGCTTAGATTCTGTATTACTTTTGTCGTCTTTTTCCATATTACATTGAATTCCTTTTTTCTTGGATTTCTGTTCTTCTTGTTTTAGCAAGTTTAGTAAGTTCCATAAGTGCCTTTCTAGCTCTTGTTGAACTAGCCTTTACACCATTTACTTCAAACTTTTCATGTTCTGCTAAGTATGTTTCCATTGCTACTTTTAATTGTAGATGCGTTTCCATATTTTTCTCCTTTTATGGTAATTTTACATATTCCATTTCAGCACCATTTTCATTATCTTCTGCTACTGAAATTTTTACCCAACGGCCAGGATACTTATTCTGTATCTGTTCCGCCAAATTATCTGCGATCATCTCGCATGACTTGTTATTAAGTTGTATAACTTCTTCGTTATACAAACTTTCAAGCCATCTTTTAAACTGTATAAACTCGATGTCTCTATCATCATGAAACACTTCAATCCACACTTTAAAGTGGAAAATATGTCTGTGTTTATACCCTAAAAAACTTACGTCGTCCCAATCGCCTGTTGCTAAATTAGGATCTGTGTCTGCTCCAGGATAGAAATGTATCCCTTCTTTACTAAATGTTACCCAAATACTTCTCATAATAATCTGCCTTCTATAGTGTTTATTTACAGTTTATCCAGTTCTTCAATCAGTTCTTCTGGTATTTCTGCACCGTTTTTTATTAAGAATTTAAACAATAAAACTACCAATGCCTGTATATCTTCCTCATATTGGAAGTCTCCGTCATAAGATGCGTATGTTTGTATTCCGTCATCGTCTGTTGCTGTTATATCTATTTTCATTCTACTGGCTTATCGCCTCCATCAGTGTATTTAGACCAAGGAATAAAATGTTCCTTATCTAATACATCTTGTAATTGCATTGACCAAGTACCTTCATTGGTCTTGTCAAACCCTTTATCAGCAATTTTAAATGCTGTATTAAAGTTGTATTTAGATGAACTAGGCAATACTGCGGTTATAACAGGTATAAAATTGCTATAATCATGTAACCCCATTTTAAATATATCTTCTGCATACTTAACTTCAAATTCTAATGTAACCTTAACACCATTATCGCATAAATGCAAAAGTAGTTCTTCCCAAAGTTTCCATTGATCAAATCTCTCTGCATCAAAATAGCATAAGTGTATATGAGTACATTTTTCATTTAATGCTCTACTTAAAATTTCTTCTACTGGTTGCCAACCTGCTACAAACAAAGTAGTTTCACCTTGTGCAACGGTATGCTCAACTTCTTTACCAACAAAGAATTTTACGTCATTAAAATTAGGCTTATCTTTCATTTACTATGCCTCAAAGTCTCCAGACATAATATCATGTGTTTTAGCACCAATATCATCATCCATATCAAACTCTTCCTCTTCAAAGAAAGCACCAAATCCTGCATTAGTTTTAGCACCAAAGCTCAACTCATCTAATAATTTAATATTTTTTTCAATTAAGTCATATGCTTCATCAATAGATAATTTAGGGTCTAATACTTCCTGACAAAAACTATCGAAGTATAATGCTTTTGCAGGTACATAAGGACTAAACTCATTACTCTTACCACTTGATTTGTCTTTTATAAAGTCACTGTAATGTATATTAGTTCTGTACTTTTCTACATCTGCTAACCTGTTTGCTTCTTGTACCGCAGTAATATGGTTGTACACACTATGACCCATGTAATATAAGTAACTTTGTGTGTCCCAACTTGTACTGTCTGGTCCTTTTGCTTTACCGTTCTTGTCTTCGTCTCCTTCTGCCATTGCACAAATATCTCCAGCAGTTAGCCTGCTCATTATAGGAGAGTGTGCAAAAGGCATAGGCATATCAGACCCTTTAAGTGCCTGATTATCTATTGCTCTGTCCATTAAGTAACTGAACTTCTTAGGATGGAAACTGTTATGTGTATATGTACTACCATATGCACTATTAACAAACGGACTTGCGGCATCCATACTCAAACATATTTCTGGACTATCATGTTTTCTTAACATTCTTTGTATGCTAGTTAAGTAACATGCCCAGTCTAGTTTACCTGTACCTAGGAAATGTATCCAACCTTTGTCTTTAAGTAAGCCATCTTCTCTAAGTTTTAATATACGTCTTAGTGCCATTCTCATATTACGTTTTTGTAAATCAGCAAATGCATATCCTTCTAATGCAAGTTCACTATTGCCATATGCTTCTTGGCAAAACTTAGGATCACTAAAGTTTTTAACATTTTCATACCACTCATCACAAGTAGGTTGGTCAACACCACTCATTACATTTAAGAACTTACACTTACCTGGTGTTCTGTTCTTCATGTAGTAATCTAAGTTGTACAAACTAATTGTCATAGTTTGCTCAAATGTTTCTAAACCTGTTTTCTTATTAAAAGGAGGGAAGGCGGCAAAAGGAGGTACATCAAGTGTCATTGCCCAATCACATTGTTCTTCTTCCCATTTAAGTATTTTATCTACTAGCTCTATCCTGGCAGGATCATCTGGGTTAATAGCATTAGCCCAATCCATTTTAATAACACCTGTGGCAATCTGGAAACCACCGGAGTCTCCTAGTATCATTGTTTTACTTCTATCTCTGTCAGTAATCATAGGCTCGCCATCTAACTTTGTTAAGTCTAACTGAGCATGACCGGCTGAATACAATCCCCAAGGATAATGATAGTAAGTGTCTTTGTCTTTTAGGAAATCCATACCTTCATGGCCTAATTCAAAGCCTTCAGGTATCCTGCCACCATCTTTAGCAATTTTTTCTAATTGCTTTACATAGAAACTACTAATAGCAGGTAAGTATAAGGCGTAGTCTCTTTGTGTCTTTCCTAAATCGTACATTAACTTCTCGCAGGTAATAAGTATGTGTATTTTGCCATTCCGCTGTCTACAATAATTTGTAGTAGGCCTTGATCATTAATACTCATTACACAATTACCAGTATCACTTAGCCTTAATATTTTTAATACAATATCTAAAGGCCATTTCCAGTCACCTGTAATGCTACCATCAATATCACTATTAATTAAAATTTTTGTTCTGTCACTTACACCATCACCAATATGGAACCATAAACTAGTACCATCAGTTTTAGGACTAAAGTTCGCCTCAAATCCACCTAACACACTATTAAAGTATGCCATGTCTTTTAAATTTTTATCAGTAGGCACAATGTTTAAATCAAACTCAGCACCTTTAAACTTAATTGCTTTAAGTTGCTGGTTAATAACATCTGCTAACATAAATCTGTAATGTGCATCATTTCCATCTGCACTTGTAAATTCTACTTCAACAGGAACAGTTTCGCCATTACGGTCTTGTGTGTTTATTTTAACGTCTGAACCTTCGCCATCAAATCCAGGATATTGTAAGTAGCCCTGTAATACCTGCATTCTGCTTAACCCAACAGTTGAGTCCACAAACTCAGGATAAGGGTTATGTGTCTCACCTTTAAAGATTACAGTTTTGTCTGCATCTACTGTTTCAACAGTAGTTTTTTCAACATCACCGGAAATCTTAACCATTTCAAATATACCTAAACCATGTGTATGTTTAAGTACGTCTTTCATTATGTCTTTAATTGCCATTCATTTCTCCAAGATTAATATATCATTATACATTGTTATTTAGATAAGTCAAGTTGTTTTTAACCATTTTTTTAGAATTCAAAAAACGTTGATAACGTTTCACTTTGTGTAGTCCTGCTTAAATCAAAGCCCATAGGACCAATAACATTAGCAACTTTTTTATCTAATACTGTTTCTTCCATTGCCTCTTCATCAAATGGTAAATCCTTAAACCATTGTGGCAAATTAAGTTCATCTGTAGGATATGCTACACTAGTATATCCCATTGGATTATTTTTAAGTTTACATACAATTACTTTAGCACCGTCTGTTACTGATAAACTATACGCATCACTGTTTGCTTTTTTAAGATTGTTCCAATTAATACTAGCTCTAACATGCCCAGGTATCATATTGCTTTTGCCTTCATTTTTAAGAGCATGTAATTTATGTAACGTATTTGTATTAGGTGCTCTGGCTTGCTCCATCATTTTAGATGTATACATAGTAACATTATTAGCACGTTTAGGCATACCCTTGCCCCATGGCTCTAACTCTTTAAAATACTTTTTAAACTCTTTAATTTTTTCTATTACATGTTCTTCGCCTAAACCATTTAAACAATCTACTAATAATTCTTCTAAAAAGTCTTGTATAAACTCAGGAGTGTCAGAACGTTTAATTTCTAAACCCATTGCCTTTAGTTTGCCACCTTCAGGCTGATAACCTTCAATATCTAAACACAATATACCATATCTCTTTTTAGTTAAAAACAATCCTGCTCTGCCAACAACTTCTCTACCAGCAATCATTACAGCACCACGTTCCAAAGGAACATTAAATGTGTCTTTTAAAAACTTAGGAAATGTACCACTCACTGTGTCTGATACATGATCATATAACTTAATAGCACTATCCATATCTAATGCTTGTTCACCCATAATAGGTGCCGCACTAAAATACACAGAATCAGTATCACCATAAATTATTGTTTCGCCTTCATAATCATATTCGCCTGTAAATATTCTGTTTGTCTCAGCCGCCATATGCTTCGTAATAGCTCTGCCTGTTAGTGTTGTGCTTTGTCCTATACGTTTGTCATAAAACCTACAATGAGGATTAAGTATTGCACCATACAAACTGTTTAACTGAATCTTTTTAACTAACTGCCTTTTATCCCAATATACCTGCTCTGCGCCTTCTGATTCTTTTTTCTTCTTCTGCATACGTTGTCTATCAGTATACCAAAGTTCCAATAAGCCAGGCACAATACCTTGTACGTCAGTTGTAAATATTGTGCCGTTAGCACTAATATTCCAGGGTTGGCCACTATTAAAAACTAAGTTATAAACGTCAGCACCTGTTACTTCATGTACTCCACCATCTTCCATTTCTAACTTCATCATATGGTCAACGTCTTTGCTTTTAACAAACTCAAACTCGTTTGTACCAAACTTGCCATGCCAAGCATCAGCAAAACTTTTCTTCTCTAATTTTTGTGCATTTGTAATTTCTTCTAATGTATAACTAGGATCTAATTGTCCCACAATAGTCTCAGGCGCCATATTAAGAGCCCTAAACACACTAGGATATAGACTGTTTAAATCCATACTGCCTACCCAGTCATGATATCCTTTCTTAGGCGTAGCCACAAAGGCACCTGCCGCACTATCACGTTCAGATGATTTAGGCTTATCAGGAACTACCATGCCACGTCTATGTGCTTCATTTATAATTGCTTGTTCAGTTGTTGCTACAGCACCCATAGTTGTTGGAATTAATACTGTATTTTCATGTGCAATAATGTTTGCTAGATCAACAAACTGTAGTTTCTTATCCAGTTTATCCAACAGCATAACGTCTTGTATGTTATATTCACAAAACTTTAAGAAGTCATGATTGTAAAGTCTATCTAAACTACCTTCATATGGAACTTTCTTTTCACCAACTTCCATTTCACCAATATAGTCTAATCTATAACTATGGCGTTCTTCATAGTTATATTTTCTATAAAGCTCTAAGTAATCTAAATGTATTCTACCTACTAAATCATATGTAACAACTTCACTGCCAAACTTTTCATACTCTCTTCTCTTAGGCAGTTTTTTCATCAAACACATACGTCTTGTTTCTGCTTTACCTAATGTTTTAGTAATCCTATTAACTGTATAAGGTATATCATATCCTTCACTGTTCCAGCCACTAAGTACGTCAGCATCTTCTATAATATCTAAAAATGTATCTAACATCTCCTTTTCTGTTTTAAACAGCATTACTTCAGGTAGAGGCTTAACAACTTCTTGTGCCTGTTCCCAACTTAAAGTTTTAGGAGGTACTGCTAAACATATCATTGCATCCATCCACTGTAAGTAAACACCTATTGCTGTTATGGGAGTAAATGGGTCAGAAGGACTACTGTATCCACGTTGTGGATCGAAGTCTACCTCAATATCAAAAAATGCTACATTTAGATCTGGTGCATCAGCACCGTTGTAGTCTTGTGCTAATACTTTATTAATAGGCCTTATATCGCTCTCGAATGTTTTATTACTGCTATGTATACCTAAATTTTTCTTAAAGTCTTTTATATTAGCACATCTTAGTTCAGTTACAGGGTCACCGTAAATGCTTTTATGTTTACCATGTGGGTCAGCATAATAAAAATTATGTGTGGGACTTATTTCTTTTATAATACGTTTGCCATCAATACGCTCAACGACAGTAACAATGTCCTTGCCTTGATCGTAAAATGCGTCAACGTAACTCATAGATGTGCTATCCTCATACTGTTATTATACAGTAATAGTAGTATAAAGTCAATTAATTATAGTGTTTTACCAACAGATTCCAAAATAGTTTCTAGTTCGTCAAACTTATCGAACTCATCTTGGAACTTGGCTTTGTGAGCAATCTTTACTGCTTTCATTAAAACACCAGGCTTAAGATCCATTTCCTCTGCTATTGCTTTAACAGTTTCACGGAGGCCTGTGCTTAGAGCATCAACTTCATGTAGAACTTGATCTCCTTCCTGAATTAATTTTTTAAGCCTTGCTACTTCTTCTTGATTGAATGTTTTATTAAATGCCATTGTTTGTATCCTGTATGCCAATATTTATTTGTAATGGTTCTATTATAACAGGATTTACGGTAGAGTCAACAGATATTTCAAAAACACCTTTAACTCCTGGAAATTGTTGGAAAGATAGGTTTTCTAGAATAGACCTATCTGTTATTTTTTGATTAGTTTTTTTATCGTAAGCGATAAATTCGTTGCCATTATAATGGACTTCTAAAATCATTACACCTCTACAGAGGCTTCAAATGTAAATTTAATATCAGGAAACTCTTCAAAAAGTTGATCTGATATCTCATCTCCCTCTACTGAATCTATTTCATCTTCAAGTATGATTTCGTATATAAACATATCACCTTCGTCATCTTCGCTAGTGTATGCCATTACTTCTATACCTACTTTAGATTTTTCGTCATCATATGCTGTTAAAAGTTTAGTTGGTACAACACTTTGTACAATATCGAAATACACAATAACGTCCTCATCACTGAGTTCTTCTCGTGTCAACATTCTTACAAAGTGTTTAATGAACATACTATTACTTACCTTTACTAAATGCTTGAGCACCAAAGAAAGCGGCAACAATACCAGCAACTGCTACAAAGTATGTAGCCGCCATATCGCCTAATATTTCACTTGCTTGGTTAAGTCCAGCCAATACTGCAATTACTACAGCAAATGGATATAGTAACATACCACTTAAGGCAAACCATGCCATGCTTCTTTGAGCATCACGCATAGCATCCATATCTTCTAATTCTTTACGTTTAAATTCTAAAAACATTGCCTCTTCGGCCTTGCTTACTTTTCCATCACCGTTTGTGTCAGCAGGATGAAATTCTTTCTTAACTGTGTCTTCTGCCATTGTATAACTCCCTAATTTGTTATACTAGTATTTATCAATATTTGGCCTCAGGCTATCAAGGGAAAACCCCTCTATTCGATCGCTATCTAATAAGAGAGGTTCTTTCTAATCTGATCGAGTTATAGACCTTGATCAGTTGTCTGGCAAATTATGGTTTTTTAGTTTTAAGAGTGTTCTAACCACCGGGCACCCGGAAAATCGCTCTATTTGGTTTCGTCTTCGATGAACTTGATACGGTTAACAACTGTTTCCTGTCCACTATGGTATTTACCTTTACTCTGAGATTTTACAAATCCTTCAAGTGTAACCTTTTTACCTTTTTCAATTTTTTTGTCTGTAAAAAATTTAAGTATATGCTGATTTTTTACACTACAAGTAACAATGTAGCTCATTGTTCTAGGTATATATCTAGTAAATTCTACAACTGCATCTATTCTTTCTCTTTGATGCAAAGTACCAATATTTTGACTGGTTCTAGAAAGTTCCATTTCTCTGTCAGTCCAATTATCTTGATCTACTTTATTTAAGTAAACTTTAGGCAAACTTGCCGCAATACCTAATTTGTCTTTAGCAATATCTTTAGAACTGACTAACTTTAATACATTGGTTTCAAACTCTGTAAGATCACGTTCCATTGCTTTAAAACTTAGACCTGAAAGATATTCTTTTACTTCTGTAGCAGTAGTTTTATCTGCATCAGTTATTTTAAACTTTTTATCAGTAAAGAAATAATCGTATAATAAATCACTATTACAAGTTGACTTCTCATACTTTCTATCAAACCTTACTTGTTCTTTTTTTATGAATCCGTCATTAATTCTGTGCGCCGCACAACTTACTGCTAATACTTCTTCGATTGGAAATGTTTGCATTTTTCTACTCCTTTACCTAATATATTATATATTATAGCAAAATTTAAGAACTTGTCAAGTATTATCTACAATTAAATTATAAATTTCTTCCCAATTCTTAACAACATTAGCATCACCAGTAAAGTCTAAATTATGCCCATGTTCTATAAGAATACCATTAAGCCCTTCTTTTATTCCAGCATTTAAATTTTCTGGCTTGTCCTCTATCCAATAATTTCCTGGATACTTAGGCCCATACTCAGCAAGTATTTCATCTTTATCAGCACCTGTATCTAAACATACAACTTCTATAAATGCATCTCCAAATAACTTTTTAAGATTTCTTTCTCTTAATTCTTTTGCATAAGGATCTAAACTTAAACTAGTAATTGCTATAAACTTGTACTGGTGTTGTTCGTGTAATTTCTTAACAAAGTATTGTGCATCACGAAGTGGAGGAAGGAATCCTATTGCCGCACTTTCATTAAATACTTTAACCATTTGTGAGCCTTGCTCTTTAGAAATACCGTATCTATCACCAATATTGTACATATACTGAGCGCCTTCAACTTTACTATGTCCATGATGTTCCATCCAAACTGAAAACCCTTCTTCCCAATCCAGTACAACACCATCGCAATCTGTTAAAATAATTTTATCTTTCTTCATATTATTTCCTATGTTACAGCACTATTATACTAAGAAACTGTATTTTGTCAAGTGTTTTTTGTTAAATAGTATTATGGCATACAAAAAGAAAATACTATTTCCAGACTATTTATTTGAGGGACAACTAGAGGTACCTAGTGATTTAAATAAAAACATTCAGGAAAGTTTAAAAAAGAATAAAGAATCTGGTATTACTACAGAAACTGTTTATGGCTGGTTTACAAACAAGCAGTTTCCTTGTGAAGGTATTATACCACAACTTGCAAACTTATTAGCAAAAAACTTTGTAGGCAATGTAGTTAATAATTTTGACTTGGGAGTTGCAAGAGATATTAATTTGCTTAACCCTTGGCTCATATCTACTAACCCTAACCATTCTTTCCCTACAACTTTAGAGCCACAAAGATGGTACAATGCAGGTGTATATTTACAAACAACTAATAAAGGTAGTCATTTAAAATTAGATAACTATACATCTAAAGTTTATGCAGGACAAAATACACAGGAAAATAGTGTTTATATAAAACCTAAACAGTATAAAGTAATATACTGGCCTAGTCATATACCCTGGAGTTTAACTCCTAATATGAGTATGGTAGAAACAACCATGCTTATTTGTACTTTTAGAGCTGATGCTAAAAAATAGTGTGGCCCCGAAGGGCCACGTATGCCTTAAGGATAGAAAGGATTATCTGTTATATAATCAGGTAACTCAGATTTTCTTTTAGAGTTAGTGACCATACGAGGAAAGAATTTTTCCTGCAAATCAGATTTTCTTTTTTCTCTTCTAAGGGCTAATTTGACTGCACGTTTAATTTGTGCGTTTTGATTAGTCATGTCATCTCCTTTTACAAAGATGCGTTCCTTCGGTCTAATTACCTACTTCCGTCGTCGCTCTACATTTAGAGTGGCGATGAACGAGTTCAGTGCGTTCCTTCGTCTTTTGACTACTTCCGTTCACTGCTACATTTAGAGTGAATGAACGAGTGTAACTTGCGTTACATTAATATTTATCAAAAAAAAGCACTCCGAAGAGTGCTTTTGATTTGTTAACCTTAAAGATTAGACAAGGCCGTTAGCCATTGCTTTATACCCTGCGGCAATAACTGCTCTAGATGGAGTACCAAGTCTATAAACGTTTCTTGATCTTCCTTTAGTGTCAGTCACTGTGTTAAGGTAAATTGGAAAACCTTTGAATCTTAGTGATTGAATCACTGCCTGTGGGTTTCCTGTTCCGAAGAATGATTTCATCTGTGCAGATGATAAAGTTCTTCCTTCTTGCAAAGCATTTAATACTTTTGCTTCTTTAGTTAATGTTGCTGTAGTCATATGACCTCCTATTAGCATTATTAAAATTCTGTGCAATTATTTGCACATTATCTACTATTATACACAGATTATACACAATGTCAACCTATTTAAGCCGAAAAGTCATAATCCGTGTATTCTAATTTAACCAACGGAAAGCGATCTGCTATGATATTTTGGATTTGTGTTACCAATTTATCTATATTCCAATCGTCTCCCATCCACTCTGTTTCCCATGTACCCGAATCGGATTCAATAAGAAACAAATTCTCTTTGTCTCGCTTTAACACTTTCTCTAATGCATTTATCTGTGGAGGTGGTCCTGCCCAAACAAATGGCAACACAACTATTCTACCTTGGTGCGATGAATACTGTCTTGCTCTGCTGTCTACGTTTGATGTAATACCAAACCCAGGCCTATTATCAAAGCCAGTTATTGTGTAAAGATACTTAGTCATTAAACTGCTCTGTGATATAATCAGGCAAGAAGTCTATAAGCGAACTACCTGCTGTATATTCATTAAACTCGTCTAGCATGTATCCTGGCACGTCTGCTGTACCACCAAACTTTTTATACAGTTGTACTAGACCTACAGCGATAGCATCGTCATTCCAATTATATTCTGTGCCATACTTTGTTTTAGTAAACTTTCTCCATGCTGTGTGTATTTCGCTATGATATTCTTCATAGTCTGAAAACAAGTTTTGCAACATGCCTGCAAGTTCTTCTAAGAACTCATCTGTTATTTTAAGTTTAGCAGTCTTGAATCCTCTGTGTAAGTCTCCAAACAAGAACCAAAGAGCACCGTTTACAGGATTATAATGAAAGTAATCGTCATGCCATTTAGTAGCCATTTCAATTACATCTTCATTAAGTGACAAGAACTTAGATATATGTGTAAAGGTTCCTGCTTTTGTTGATAAGTCTGAGTTTTGTTCTACAGCAAAACAATTATTGTTTTGTGCAATAGACACTTTCTTTTCAACTAAAACATCTTGCTCGTCGTCTGTGTTACCACAAACTCTAACAACCTGTACAGCATTTTCTAGTTCTTTGTATGCTGATATCTTCTTTTTACCTTTACCATTTATAAGTGCAAAGGCCTTTAGTGCAAATGATAAGTCATCCGTTTCAATATAAAGTGTAGGGTGTGTTAGATCTTGCCAGTCACCATCAAAAGCCATTAGGCCGTCTTTGACTAGTGTAGCAATAACAGTAGCAGTATGCTGACCATCAATTAATTGAAAGCACCCATCACTTTTCTTTACAGCATACAGTGATTGCGATAATGCCTCATTGTATGTTGCGGGATTAATTATCTTGCCACAGTGAGCAGTATCTAATTGCCTTTGTACCATTTCAGATATACCAGCACCAGGCTTGTCAAACTCGCCCAATGCAATCATGTCTGACTGCGGTAATAGTTTAGCATCAAACTGCATGCCTTCATCTTCCATAAGTTTTTTTACTTTCTTATAGTTCCTAGCACCTTGCAGTTTTTCTATATTAGCAGTTAAAGATCGAATAGTATCTTTCTTCTTGT